AATTCGCTTAAAAATCCGCCAGTTTTTAACAATGTACGGCCGAAGGATTCCATTTGCATTATTCCGCCATGGAAAAAGCCGGCTTTTGCCTTTTCGCCAAATAATCTTTCGGCGCCGGCGGTCACGGCGGATTCCGCCACTTGGCCGGCGTATGACATCGCGATGGTCTGCATGAAATCCACTAATCCTGCTTTAATAATTTTATCAACAGGAATTGCAGCCACGGCAGCGCGGCCGGCCGCGGTGTTGCCAAGTTTTTGTCTAAGCCATTTTTTCCATTGCTTTGCTTGTTCCTTTTGTTGTTCTGTCATTACATAGTTTCTCCTTCGTCCTCGGTGTTATAACTATTAACAAGCTTCTTAAAAAACCAATCTCTTAGTCTTAGCGGCAGAGCATACAGTTCAAAAAACCCCCAATTGCCATGTTTTTTCATTACAAAAAACATTCCATAAACATCATCCATATATTCAGTTGTCAGGCCAAAAAAATGTGGCATCGACCGGTATACCTCCTTCGTTTTGGTGATTACAACTTTCACACTCATAACGATATATGAAATCCATATCGGGAGTTAATTCTTTATACCTTTTTTGAAGATATTTGGAATCTGAAATCGGCATTTTAGAAACAAAGTCTGCAATCGCTGCAAAACTTGAATCGCCGTCAACAGAAACGATTGTTGTGCGATGCTTTTCAGAAATAGGTTCCGGCGGAAGGTTGTGTTCCATTTTTTTCATAAACAGTTGTGCTAATTTTGCTTCATCTGCAATAGCTAATAATCTTAACTCCACAAAAACCTTCGACTTGGGCAACTCTACAACAAAAGTCCCCCGCTCAGTCATTTTTACTCCAGTATAATCAATTCTTTTGTCCTGTATTTCATTTAAATCAATTATCACATCTTGCGTAGTCTGACAATTTCCACAACTTATATTAATTCCATATGCTGGACCATATCCGCTGGCCCTTGCTGCAATTAATATTGCATTTCTATCGCCCAACAACAATTCGCTAGCGCGGATCGCTTTATCAACCAAAATACTTTCAATTAATTTCTCTAAAGTGGTACCCTTGGCCATATAAGATGGGTTCGATAAAACATCTTCTTGTTTTGTTGTCATATATGTAATTTCAAGCTCTTCTTTGTTGTGTAATGTAGAGCTTCTAGAATAAAATTTACCAGCAGAAGGCAACTTAACAAACTCAGCCGGAAGCGAATACCCATATTGCTGCGGCGGTGGCGCAGACACTGGTTGCATCGGCATGGGTTGTTGTACTTGTGGCGCTGTCGACGGTAGCGGCTGCGCGACCGGCACCGCCTGTGGCACTGATACTTGTGGCGCTGTCGACGGTGGTGGCCGGCCGGCTGGCGGCGCCTGTGGCACTGGTATTTGTGGCGCCACAAATTTACTTGAATTATCAATCATTTTTTCCTTTATTTTTTATTATAAGTTAACTCGGCCCAATCATATCTAACTTTTACAACTATACCAATTAAAGTGTCATTCCCATAAGCAAGATCTGTTGGGGTCAAACTTTCTATGAAAGGTTCTCGCAATAACCACTCTTCATATATTTCACCCTCCGGAGTATACATGTTGATCTTGATTGAACCTAGTGATCGTATTAAATCATATTTGCTGAGATCTTTTAAGCTTGTAAAAGGACTTATGATATTAGGGGGATCATACGCCGTATTTTGCAGCTTTTTCATTAATGTGCCAAATACAGAATTCGCAAGATCTTGTGAAAAAACCTCTTTAATGGTAAATGTTATTGGTTCCCACTTAACATGTCCCTTGGGAAAGTAAATTTTATGATTTAAAAGAGTGTATTCTTCAGACTCTATTGAATAAGATGGTCTTTTAACATTTGTTATTAAAGCTGCGGCGACGCCGGCGACATCTAAAGTATATCTATAAGATTGTTGTAGGTCTTGTTGGTATACATTGTCGAGAGATGCTTTATTCTGTTGCTCTTCTTTCGATATTTTTCCATAAAGAACATCGGTATGGCGGCGAGCTAAATTTTTAGCAGCAAATATTGACATCTTATAGTAATTAGATGTTTTTTAAAAAATATCAGGCACCTTGGTTCTTAACACTGTGTTTGGCGAAATCAAAAGCCAAACTAACAGTAACCGTTAACAACTCTTCTGAGCCGTAATCCAAAGCGCCATAATCAACTTTAGTAATCTGAACATTGTGTAGTTGCCACTCTTCGACTACCACTCCTTCAGAGTCAAGCGTTTGTATGGAAACCACGCCTAAATTTCCATTAACAAACCTTCTTTTTGATAGAGTTTTTAGCCAAAGTGCCTTATTGGGATCATCGCCCCATTGATCGGGAGTTACATAACCAGCATCTTCGACAATGCCCAAAACTTTCGATGCAACTTCAGGATTAATTGGATCCATTAAAACTATTTCCATTGGATCCCACTTAACGCGTCCGGGGAATTTAAATACATGGCCCATAAACGGATGTTCTTGTGGGGTTGTAACAGAAAAGCTTGGTCTTTTCGCAGACTTTACAACCCAAGTAGGAATTTCTCCAAGTACTAAAATATACTTATATTTGCGCTTGGGTTCCATCGACGTTGTTGCCCATGTCGGCGTTGAAGCTGCTTTTTTAGTGTGGTTCGGCATTATTTTTTCTCCCTTTAATCCTCAAACGCTGCGCCCGTATTGGTAATTATAAAATCAACCGCAATAAATTCAATTGCTCGTGCCGGCTTAAGGAAAACCTTGGCATACATAATATTACGATCAATCAAGTCATCGGTTGTAGTTGTACTATCCAAAATCAATTTATACCCCGTTAGACCAAATCGAGCTTTTACGTCTGCCAAGAAAGGTTCTGCTCGGGCAATAAACCTATCCCACGTCTCTTTTAAGTTTGGTTCGAATAGAATGTCTGCCGAAATAGTAGAAATTCCCTTTTTTACAAAGAGCAACAGCCTACGCACATTAATTCTATCGAGAGCGCTTCTAGTAACTTGCAACGTCTTTTGTCCAAAAATTACAATGCCTTCGTTGGGGAATGAAGCAATTGGATTAATATTTGCCTCATAAAGATCATCCCTATCCTTTGAAGTAAGCTTTTGTGTTACGTTCACAACTGGTAAACCAGCAACGCCGCTTGACAAGCCGCCTCTATTAAATCCGGCAGGCGCGAACCATGGCGCGCGGACTCTATCAGTATATGACATTGCTCCAATGGCCGCAACAGATGGCGGTATAAAAACAAGATTGCCATAAAGGGTGTCTCTAATCTGTACCCATGGGTAATATACACACGCATAACTTGAGTTTAGGCCGCGGCCTTTTAAGTTATTGACAGCAGTCGATACTGCGCCGTAAGTAACGCCGGTGCTCCCTTCGGCAGCCGGTGCAAAATCGCCCTTAAGATCAACAACCGCTAGCGCGTCGGCGCGGGCCTCGACTGTCTCAATCAAGTGATTTGTTAAGCCCTCGTGAGTCAAGCCCGGTACTGCGGCCAAGTTATACTCGACCACTTCTGCATCGCTAACAATGTCAATGGCTTCTTTAATTGAGTTAAAAGCATAGTGACTCTTTTCAGTTCTACCTTCCAAAAGTGTATTTCGGAAAGGCTCTTTCTCTGTAATATCAAAGCCATCTGAGCCGCCATAGAATGTGCTAGTAAACGCTCTGACATTTAAATCTAAGATATCTTTGTAAGAGCTTGTCGCACTTTGTGCAGTTACCGACTGAAATTGAGAAAATCCGGTATTGTTGTTGTTTCGGCCGTCAAATCCACCATAAGCGCCCGACACTCTGCAGCCCTGCTGCCAAACAAAGTTTGTTTCTTCATCTTCCGCTCTAATTTCGTCTAATGAGAACTTCCACATATATTCAGTGTAATCGCCATTATCAGTGCCATTAATATCTTCTGCCTTTGTTCTAATCAGATCTCTGACGCCGGGATTAAATTTAGAACTGGTTTTGCTCTTGCCAGTCCATGCTCCAAAGTATGCTTGCTTTACACTGGCCAATTCATCTTGTGAAGATGAAACCCGCGTCTGGAGTTTTGGATATCTAAACTTAAGTGCAGTACCGCCGCCAAGGCCGGGGGTCTTCGTAGACGTGTCGGCTCCCACATACGGAGAGCTTGAGCTTACGGCGTTGTTATTGGTGTTTGAAATGCCTGCGAGGCCGCCGGCAACTTGTTGGGAACTGCCGCCGTAGCCCCAAGCATATGCTTTTGCTTCAGACCAATCGGTGCCGGTGGCTGTCGGAGTTGTGGGCTTTACATGAGTAAAGTCTTTATACTTCGAAGGTCCGTATACGCCAAATGGCAAGTATTCTTCATTTGAGGCGCCCGAATCAACGTCAACATTCATTTGTATGCGAATGTACTTAGAAAAATTTGGATGCTGCCCCTTTTCAACCAAGCGCCTCTCAGTTGTATCATATGTAACATAAGAATCGCCAATTTTTCTAGCAACGTAGTTTAGTGAATTCGGATTCAAGTCGCAATTACTAAATCTTTCCAAGATAACCGGAGCTTTGTCAGTGTCACTAATTCTACGAACCAAAACATCAAACGTACCGTACTTAATAAATTCATCAGATGAATATTTAATATTTGCAATTGAAGCCTTAATATTGTTCTGAACCCACGCACCATGATCAAGAGCATGAAATCTAAACAATTTTTGCATATCATCATGATCATAGCTAGCAGAAACAGCACCGCCGCCTAAATCTTGCGAAAAGTACCACCCTGTGTACGGCGCGGCATCGAGGGCCTGACTAAACGCAATTCTGCGGTGGCCGTGTTGTCTTGTTGCGGTAGTTGAATCAGATGGCCCAAGACCTAAAATAACGCCGGCGTATGTTGCGCTAACACCATATGGTACCCCGTCAGAACTAGATGAAATTACACCGTTACTCCAATCGTTGGCGAATTCATGTTCGTAACTTTCGCCTAGCCAATAATTTTCAGTGCTATCGGTAATATCACCATTTGTAAGCGCTGGATTGGTGTTAAAGACTTTTCTAATGAAGTTTTTACTACCTGCGCCTAAACTAAATGCGATCTTTTTCGCGACAGCTTCATCGTCGCCAACAACGCTAAGCGTAAAATTGCCACTGCCGTCTGATAAGACTAATTCTCCACGAGCGGAGGCTGTGGCCGCATTTGCAGTGGTGGTGCCCGTCAAGCCAACATAGCCTTCGGATACGTACCAAACTGCCGCCAATGAGCCGGTGGCTTGTGTGTGGCCTGTGCCGCCGTCTTGGCCACCGGTGAACCCGGTCGCCTCGAAGAGACCTATGTTTGTAGTTACCGTGTTGTTCCCGGCGGTGCCAAGGGTGGCTTGAGTGAATGTGATTGATTGCTCACCATTGGCTACAGGAGCATAGGCGCCGGCTGTAATTTTGTCTTTTATTGGTGAATCAGTTGATCCAATTGTATCTTTAAATTCATTTAATACAACAGCTTGTGAATTTGTATTCAAGTTACAAGTAACAGCGATGCAAACACCTTGAGCCAATAAATCTGCGTCTGGAGTGCTGCTTCCCAAATCTGAATCTTCGTCCAATTCAGTACCTGATGCAACTGCGTCGGGTTCAGAGGCATCAGAAAGTATAAATATCCCTACTGTGCCATCTGTAGCGGTGAATTTAACATATTCACCTTCTGTAAATTGACCGCTGTCGGTGGCATCGCCGTCGTCGCAAGTTATCGTGGCCACGCCGCTTCCGGATGTCGCCAGATTCGCATCAAATACCCAAAGGCCATACGCGCCGCCTTTGCCACTAGCTGCAGCCCCCAAGGAGTTATCAGTTTTCCAGCCGGCTTCGCCCGCATCAGTCGTTTTCTGAACATGCTCTTTGCCGAGCAGACGCACAACATTAATTGTTGGCGAATTCTTTAACCAAGCCTGCGCTGCATATGACGCATAAGTTGGGGCTTGTAAATTTCCGTTTCTCCATACATCTGTGCCGTCACCACCCGGATGAGGCTCGCCAAAAACGTCAACAAAGTCCGCAAACGAATCAACCTGCACAGGGCGCATCGCTGGTCCCTTTTGAGTTCTGCCGATGAGCAGTGGCCCGATATCTCTTGGTTCGCTTGGTAATTGAGAGTTATCGATTTCATTTAAGAAAATACCGGGTGAAACAAATCTAAATTTTTTCGCGCTCATATGTCAATTCTCCTAGTATTTATAACTTTGCTATCAATAAATAGTTGTTGAAAACTTAAAAAACCACACTAAGGGCGGAATGGTTCTTTTTCTTCCCCGTCTTTTATGCCGTACTCATTTATATCGCCAAGCATTACCGTTTCCCTCTGGAATCTTAATTTTACGGGGTTTTCTCTTATCGTAACTTTAGGAGTAATTTGATTTTTATCGGCGCCCATTAAATAACCAAGCACTGTTATGGTTGCTGTTGTTTCATAACTTTTTTCGGCCTCTGCCAAATTAGCAGCGTTGTTGGTCATAGTAAAAGTTCCATCAATAAAAGCTTCATAAAAATGGCCTCCTTTTCTAATAATAAATTGATTTATATTACCAGTATAGGTCATTAATGGCTGCATTAGTTCATTCATTTGTTGTTGATAATCTGTTCTTAAATTAATCTCATATTTTATTTCATAATATATTGGCAATGGAACTGTATAATTGTAATAAACAACTCTTTTATTTTCTATTTTTCGACCAAATGCATCTTTTTTTGGAAAGTTTATTTGGCCGTAATTCGCAGCAAGCATTTCAGCATTTGCAAAATTTCTTGTTTTGCTTTGATTTATTTTTCTTGTAAAAGAAAGAGTGCCGCCTCTATAATCTTTATTCGGAAATAAGTGCGCTGGAATTGGTCGCTTGTCAGCAGTTGCCTTGGCAACGGCCGTTCTTTCGACTGAGATCAAAGGGAACACCAATGAATCAGACTCAACAGTTCTTGTTTCTTTTTTATTTTTAATCTGAAAAGCGCGCTCCGCAGTTATCCAAATAATTGGTGTTTTTTTCCAGCCATCATTTGTCGTAGCATATAGCTCCAAACCACTGATCCAATCATACACTGCAGTATCGATGGTCTCAAAACTTGAAGGCTCTAAATTTATAACTTTTTCACTTGGCATTAAACTTACCATCCCTAGCTCTTATACATGTAGCAACAATTTCATATCTCGTCTCGATTTGGCCAAACAATTGCGCTGGCTCATCTAACTTAACTATCTCATAGTGAATGTCCCCATACAAAACAAAATCGCCCATCCTAACATAAAGATCTTGATCTTCTGTTAATCTTCTCTTGTGGAAACGAATAGTAATTGCTGCTCTTCTGTCCACTCCAAATTTGCCGCTTTCTGTAACCATTCCTTGCCAAGCAACAGCAGCATAAACTCTTATTGGGGCTAAAAACGATTTTTCTATTGCCTCTCCGTAAACTTCATGATATTCAGAATGCTCAACGCTTATTGGATAATATAATACCTGTTGGCCGGCGACTCTTTCTAGAATTTCATCATTAAATTGCTTGACTAAATTCTTTTCTTTTTCACCAATAAATAATGGAGGTGGGGGCGCATCTGGTTGTGACCATTCGTTGTCTGCCATTCAGTTTATCCTCTATTACCAAATAAATATTGGTATTGGTATCTTACTTAATACCTTGCCGGCGTTTTCTGTTATCCCCGCATCTCTTTCGACCAACTTAGCATATGTCAATTCGTCAAGGACCGTCTTAAGTTCATCTCTCAGTTCTTTTTGTTCAGCCTTGCCCGCAGTTACCATAGTCGCGCCGTCAAGCGTTACAGTGCCTCCGGGCAGCGGTATACCGCCGAACTTACTTCTAATGTGCCCAAGCATCTCTTTGCACAGAGCGAGGGCAAAGCGGCGTATCCACTGCTTGCCAATACTGTTAATTCTATCATAAGGTATATTAGCATATGGCAGAGTGTTCATGTTGTTAACGCCGTCATGCCCTTTCGATCGATCGCCGTGTTCGTCCCACGCGTCTTTTTGTATAGAAAATTTTACCCAAAGTTTATCTGGGTAAAGTCCATCTGGCTGTGGGTATATTACTATTTTATTATTCTGAATTTCGTAAGAATACTGAGAAATTCTTGTTTTGATACTATCTTCATAATTTATAGCTTGCAATTTATTTTGCCAAGTCGGGACAATCTCAAATGTCGAATCATCTGCATATTGGCCATAGCTTGACATATTACCAATTACATTTAAGCCGCCATAATATGCAAAGAATCTCCACATTGCCCTAGGGGATACATAAAATACTTTTTTAACTGTAATCTTTCTATTGCCAATCGTATCATCGGAATCAAAACCAAAATTACCCATGTCAAAACCACTCTTTATCATAGACTGTAAATCATAATCTTGTATGCTAGCAGTTAAATCAATAGAAGCTGAATAGACCGTCAAATCGCCGCCGGCAACTGGGGCCGCCTCTGTTCCCATCCCATCTGAAGCGCGTTGAGTGTGACTAAATGTGAATCTAGGATATCTTAGTTCGATATTCTTATCTTTTAATGATTCCCCCAATTTGATTTGGCCGTCTTCATCGAAAGAAGCAGTCGTATTGCCCAGCGAATCGCCAAGTGAATTTTTGGCTTGGTGAATATTAACGAGATAAGAGTATTCTAATACAGCTTCTTCATAAGCAGCATAAACATTACCCTCTGTTAATTCAACATCTAATACGTCGCCGCCGAGCTTCTTATAAACATAAGCAACTTGATCAACAGCGCCATTTAAAAAATCATCGCTTGAAGCATATATGCCATATGGCAAAGTAGCCGCAACATTTGCACTGGTGCCCACTGAAGGCAGCACTGACTTATTTGCTGTACTAGCCGGGGTTAAAGTTGGTATAGCCATTCATTAATTCTCCTAATCATAGTAATTAGTTGAGTGGCTTTAAAAAAGAGTGGGTCTAAGTGGTTTTAGATTTCGTTGTTTTTCTTTTCGCCGATTTTCTTGGCTTTCTGGTGGTAGTTTTTCTTGGCTTTCTGGCTGTTGGCTTCTTGGGTGCTGATTTTTTTGCCTCTACAACTTTTTTAGGCTCTGGCTTTTTTAGAACCGTCGCTTCGATGATTGGTGCTACGACTTCTTCTAAGATCTCAGGCTCTTCTGCCTTAGTTTCCTCGGCCGCAAGCCCGAATTTATTAGCAAACTTCTTGCCAAACTTTTTTAAATTCCTTAAGGCTCTTTTTCTTTTACCCATAATGAACTCCTTTATAGATATATTATACAACATTATAGTGGAGATGTTAACAAAAAACCCCTTGTCTGTAAAAGAGCAAGGGGCTTAATACTTTTGATAAGGCTTCTATTATTTATTATGTTCCAGTATACTGGAGCGGAGTGGAACTGCCTGGGCGGCCTAATTGCTTCGTATTATGTGCTAAATACTGCGCTTGAATCGTCTGCGTCACAGCGAACAAGCCCAATAGCAACCCAATCTGTTCCGTTGCTGACAACTTCTACCCATGAACCTGCCAGGATTTTGTTGCTAGCAGATCCAATGGTGAGGATTGGGTGGCCATCCCCAGTGACGGCTCTGTCCTGCTGGGTGGCGTGAAAGTCAAACTCTCCAGCGTTGGAGTCAGCGTTTTCATCAACACAGAGTACTGTGCCAATCCAAGATTCATCTGTGCTAGCAGTGGTAAGGACCAGGGCGGCGGCACTTGCAATATCGGCGCTGAAGACAAACTTAAAATAAGCACCATCTGCTGCGGACGGAAGCGTCACGGAGGCCGCGGCGCCGATCAAATAAAGTTCTCCAGTTTCCACTGGAACGATAGTCTTATTCCCTGTAAGGGTCTCCACTCTCATTTTAGAGGCAATTCTTGCCGCTCTTCCTACTTTACTCATTTTATTAGTTCTCCTTTTTTGTCTATAAAGGCTCTGCCTTATCAATCAGTAATAAATAGTATGCAAAAAAAGAAAACTCCCACCTAAGTTGCCCTAGGTGGGAGTTTAATTATATAATGCTAACTAAGTTTAGCTACCAGACTCACCAAGGAGTCCGCGTACAACAACCAAGCCATACATATCAGGACGCACCATCTTCTTGGCATATCGCGTCATCACGCCCTTGCGGGGCACGAAGTCTTCGATGCCGAAGATAGTCGGCGTGACCTGTAGCGGTACGTAAGGAGCGTATACATAGCCACTCTCAAGGAAGCTATTGCCCTTACGACCAACAAGGAGAATATTCCTTGGGAAGTAAGGATCAACGTAAACGTCCCACTTCTTGCTAACCTGTCCAACATTGACAGCACCAGCAGTACCCTTATCCTCATCAACCGCAACCGAAGCACGGAAGCCAGAGGTCATCTCAAGGATGCTGGCAACTTCAGGTGAAGTAACGATGAAGTTTGCACCGCCACGAACAGTCTTGCGATGAATCTGAGCAGAAAGGTCATTGACCGTCTCTAACAGAGTCTCATACCATTCGCTAACCGTACCGGTAAAGTCCGGAGCAGCTGCAGTTGCACCAAGCTCAACACCAGTGTCTTTCTTGACGAACAGACCCGGCGAACGTGACCAGTAGTACGTACCAGCAGCTGCACCCTGAACAAGATCATTAAGAATCTCACGATCAATTTCCAAAGCAATCTGCTCTGAAAGAATCGAGGTCAACTCAACTTCGGCGTCAAGGTTGTGGTAAGCATTAAGGTCTTGACCCAATTCGGGCGACCACTTAGCCTTCAGCTTCTTGGTAATTGCCGTGACACTCACAGAATCGACTTGGATGTCAATCTCAGGAATGTCAGTATTTTGACCAGTCCGACCATTAACACCCTGTGAACCAACATTTTCAAGTCCCCATGGATCAGCGCCAGTAAGGCCGCCTGCTGGAGCAATACCGGCCCCAGCTAAGAAAGCATCCGAAACTGCCCACGTAGCAGACTTAGAACTGCCAGCGTCAGAGGTGTTTGTACCATCTGTATCCAGCGTATAAAACGTAACAGTGATCGACCCATCGCCGGCGGTCGAGGACGTCGACAAGCGACGAACGATCGAACATGTTCCCGAGTCGCTGGATACCATATGAAACGAAATAAGGTTATCTGTATTAATGTTGCTAGCAGCACCAATATCAACAGTATACTCACGAACCGCGGCGGCCGTTTCAGCCAAAACATCGGGATCCCAGCGAAGAACCTTCTTCTCAGCCTCGGTCAAAGCCGAAACGACGCGTTGGCCACCAGAATTAATTCCGGTACCGACAACGAAGGTAAGGCCGTCTGACGAACCAGTTGGCGAAGCATAACCATTGTGAAGGTTATAAAAACCGCCGGAATCTTCTGTAAGATTCTGAACACCACCGGTCAACTGTGCGCCAAGGACGCCGCCGCCATAAAGCGAGTTCTCGGACCCGGCCGTTGCAGTAACACCCATTTTAGCATCAGTATAGTTAAAGTCCAAGAAGAAGATGAGGCCCGAAGGCAAGCTCATCGGCTGGACTGAAACCAATTCGTTGGCCAAGAGGCCGCCGAATACCCTACGCACGATCGGAAACGCAACAGCCGCAAAGCCCTGCACGTCACCAGCCGCCATAGTTGAAGCTTCTCGGAGAAGCTCCTTCGCTTGATTCTCAAGCATTAAAGCCATGTTGTCACGGCTTCGATTATCATCACTGAGACCTTCTAAAAGTCCGGTTTTTTCCCACTTTTTGACAATGGCTGCACCTTCTTTTGCAAGATCACGCGAAACGATGTTTTCTGTTAATCTTTCAACAATATTTGACATGATATTTCCCTCCTACGGTTATTTTGTAATCCCCGCTAAACGCTTTAAACGCTTAGCGAATTCATCATTGTTGCTATCCACCTCTTCTCTCTTGCGAGAATGAAGAAGAATGGAAGACGAATTTCGTTTGTTAACAACTTCGCTTAGTGATTTCGGGGTGCTCTTTGCTGCACCGCCCACGCCGCTTT